AATCTCAAGCAGCCAAACGTGAAAAAGGTAACCATCTACGCCAGGAAATGGAAAGACAATCCGACACCGAAAAAAGGCTATCAGATAGTCAAAGTAGAAAGCGGCTACACAGCAGACGGATTCCCCTATCAGTTTTATCGAATGTACAAAGTGAATGAAAGGACCGTATGGCCAATCACGCAGTCAAGAGTACCGAAGAAGAAAAAAGAATGTACTGTGAAACAGGCAAGAGACAAGCCGAGGAGAAGAACATGAAAACATACATGGAGTTTTTGAAAGACAAAGTGATAAAAGCACCTATCGCAGGAATAGAAGTCAGTCCAGCGGATATCAGTCACGCATTGAAACCACATCAAAGAGATGCTGTTTTGTGGGCGCTCAAGGGCGGGCGCAGGGCATTGTTTGAAGCATTCGGGCTGGGGAAGAGTATCCAGCAATTGGAATGGTGCCGTGTACTCACTAAGAAAATAGGCGGCAAAGCGTTGATTGTCTGTCCGTTGGGGGTCAAGCAGGAATTTGCGGAAGACGCGGTTCATCTACTCAATATCCCCGCTCCGACATATGTAAGAAATATAGAAGAAGTCAAAGCCGCAGACAATAGAATTCTGATTACAAACTACGAAAGAATCCGCGACGGAGATATAGATCCTCATTACTTCACAGCCTGCAGCTTAGACGAAGCGTCCGTTTTAAGAAGCTTCGGCAGCAAAACATACCAGACATTTCTGCCAAAATTCAAAGGCGTGAAATACAAACTTGTTGCCACGGCTACACCCGCACCAAACAGATATAAAGAATTAATTCACTATGGTGGATATTTAGAAATCATGGATACGGGACAAGCATTGACACGCTTCTTTCAGCGGGACAGTACAAAAGCAAATAACCTCACTCTCTATCCGCATAAAGAAAAAGAATTCTGGCTGTGGCTGTCTACCTGGGCGCTGTTCATCCAAAAACCGTCTGATCTCGGGTATAGCGACGAAGGATATAACCTTCCGCCGCTGCAAGTGAATTACCACATGTTGGCAAACACCAAACCTGTAAACGAAGAAGAAAAGAACGGGCAGGTCAAACTTATAAAAGACTTTGCCGTGGGTCTTTCGGCAGCGGCCAGAGAGAAAAGAGAGAGCATCGATATTCGGCTGGCAGAGACCAGAAAGATTATAGACCAATCACCGGCGGAGCACTTCATTATCTGGCACGATCTGGAGAGCGAGCGGCATGCCATCAAACAGGAAATCCCAGAAGCTAAATTTATCTACGGCTCACAAGATATGGACGAAAGAGAAAGAAACACCATCGGCTTTTCAAAGGGAGACTTTCGTATCCTTGCCACAAAAAAAGAGCTTTCAGGGAGCGGGTGTAACTTCCAAAAACATTGTCATAGACAGATATTCATGGGAATTGACTATGAATTTAATGACTTCATTCAGGCAATACACAGGTGTTACCGCTTCCTACAAACAAAACCTGTCATTATAGACATCATATACATGGAAACAGAACAGCAGGTGCTGGAAGTACTGAAAAAGAAATGGGAGCAATATAACAAACTCACGAAAAGCATGGAAGAAATAGTCAGGAAATATGGACTGTCAAGAAACGATGCCATCATTGAAATGCAAAGGAGTATAGGCGTGGAAGAAATCATAGCAAAAGGGAAAAACTACATCGCGATACATGGCGACTGTGTTGAAGAAACAGGGAAAATGCAAGATAACTCAGTGGACATGATTCTTACATCAATTCCGTTTGGAAATCACTATGAATACTGCGCAAGCTATAACGATTTCGGGCATAACGAAAATACAGACAAATTTTTTGAGCAGATGGATTATTTAACGCCGAATTTACTTAGAATTTTGAAGCCCGGAAGAGTATATGCATGCCACGTGAAAGACCGTGTACTATTCGGGAACGCAACGGGAACAGGCATGCCAACCATAGAACCGTTCCACGCGTTGACTATCATGCACTACATGAAACACGGCTTCCAATTCTTCGGCATGATAACCGTCATAACCGACGTGGTTCGGGAGAACAATCAGACATACCGTCTTGGATGGACGGAGCAGTGCAAGGACGGAACAAAAATGGGAGTAGGCTGCCCGGAATACATCCTGCTGTTCAGAAAGCTCCCTACGGATACATCAAGAGCCTATGCAGATACACCTGTCACAAAGAGTAAAGAAGAATATACCCGCGGGCAATGGCAATTAGACGCTCATGCATTCTGGAGAAGCAGCGGAAACAGGCAGTTGTCCGTTGATGACCTGAAAGACATGCCCATATCGGATATACGAAAACTGTACAACAAATACAGTAAAGAAACCGTGTATGACTTTGATAAGCATGTAGAGATGGCCAATGCGATGGACGAAAAAAACAAACTGCCCGCCACATTTATGTGCATAGATCCCGCAAGCTGGTCTCCTGACGTGTGGGACGATGTAAACCGTATGAGAACACTCAACACGGAACAATCACAAAGAAGAAAACAAATGCACCTATGCCCTCTCCAGTTTGACATCGTAGATCGCTTGATTAACCGGTATACCAACGAAGGGGAAACCGTGCTTGACCCATTCGGCGGACTGATGACAGTACCGTTGGAAGCAATGAAAGCGGGGCGGAAAGGCATAGGAATAGAACTCAATCCGGAATACTACCGTGACGGATGCTGGTATCTCAAACGAGAAGAAGACAACCAGGAAACACCAACACTCTTTGATTTTATGGAGGGAAAATGAACGAAATAGATTATATCAATGCATATAAAGGATATAGAAAATGGCAGAAGCTTGTATACGGTATGATCCCGTGCAGAGCGGGAAGAGCGCTTGCCGCAATGGTAACCATAGCTGGCGTAGTAATATTGGCGTCAATAATAACACTGATTACCAGTCCGATAGTCATCATAAAAACAGCTATTAAAAAGATCCATGAAGATGGTCCGCAAGAAATCATCATGGCGATTGAATTTAAAAGAATAAAAAACGGATATGAACAGTACATAAAAGATATAGGAGGTATTCAATGACAGACACAGAAGAAATACTGAAAATATCCCGAGGATTTCCGGCGGAACCATATAGCAATACAGAACTATTTAACGTCATGGCGGCGTACCTGATAGGTGGTACAACCATCATCCACGGAAAGAAAATACGGGGAGTGAAATCACGGAAAACAAATCTGAAAAGAGCGGCGGCACTGCTTATACATGAAATTAACAGAATAGACGAGGTAGAAGAATGAACTACATCAAACCATTTACAGACATATTCGGTATCAAGCCTGGAGAAGAATTCGGCATATTATTTCCAGCGGAGAAGAGAGTATCAAAACACTTCTGCATAGACGAGCGGAAAGGCTTAATGGTAATGGTTGGGAAGAACTGGACAAAAGCCAACGGAACGCTAATAGAAAAGATCCTCATTGGAGATGTTGAAATCAGAAAGCTAAAAAAGAAAGGAGCATAACAATGTTTAGAAACTTATGGATTGTTTTATTTTCAGCGGTATTTATATGCGGGCTAACAGGAATTATAAAAGCGGAATGGGTAACGACAGAACTCACAGTATATACGCCTTATGAATGTCCGAACGAACATACTGCATCGGGGACCATTCCGACGGAAGGAAGAACAATAGCATGTAACTGGCTGCCGTTCGGAACACAAGTACAGATATACGGACACTGGTACACAGTGGAAGACCGGGGCGGCATGGAAGGCATAGATATATTTAAAAACTCATACGATGAAGCGATAGAGTTCGGACGCAGGAATGCGGAAGTATACATAGAGAGGTAAGAAGATGAACACAGTACAAATCACAGGGAATCTTGCTAAAGATCCAATTATAAGAGCAACAAAGACAGGGAAAGCCGTAGCGTCATTTTCCGTGGGTGTAAGTAAGAGAATCACAAAAACGAACGGGGATATTTTAGATCTGACTGATTGGGTCAATGTAACCGCCTGGGGAAAACTGGCAGAGGCAGTAGGTAATGAACTCACAAAAGGAAGCTATGTCTTTATCGAAGGGCGGTACTCTACAAGATCATATGACACACCGGACGGACAGAGAAGATATATTACCGAAGTAGTAGCGAATGTAATTGCAAAACCAATCGGAAGTAATCAACAATCAACGAATGCAGGCTTTTCCGGCGGAACATCTGTAACGCAATTTTCCGCACCAGTGAAATTTGAAGACATGGGAACTGTAAGCAAAGAATATGCCCCGCCTGAATACGAGCAGGGAGAAATTCCGTTTTAAAGGAGAAAAATATGGATAAATTAATTGACGTAGCGAGTGTAGTGATATTTATCAGCATGATCACGTATGCCGCAATCAAACTCGACGAAGCGGCGAAAAAACTGCGAGATGAAGAAGAGCGGATTTATGAAGAAAGGAAACCGAAATGAGAAGAGGTTTTGAAAAAGTAAGCGGATATGAATATGTAAACTTGCCACAGAGAAAGACAAAGCAATCAGCGGGGTATGACATTGAAAGTGCCATTGATGATGTAATCACACCTGGCGAAACAAAATTGATTCCAACAGGATTAAAAGCATATATGTGTGAAAATGAATGGCTGGGAATCTATATAAGATCAAGCATTGCGGTTGAGTATGGAATTGCTTTGGCAAACAGTGTGGCGGTAATTGATTCAGACTACTACAACAATCCGGACAACGAAGGACATATCATGTTGCCAATTAGAAATGTATCAGGAATGCCTTATACAGTAAAAAAAGGAGACAGAATCGCACAAGGAATATTTCATCGATATTACAAAGTAGATAATGACAGCGCTGATGGTGATAGGACCGGCGGAATAGGGAGTACGGGAAAATAGATGGAAATAACAGTGGGAAGCCTGTTTGACGGAATCGGCGGATGGTGTATAGCGGCAGAACGGAACGGGGCTGTTCCCGTGTGGTCATCGGAAATAGAACCATTCTGCATAGAAGTCACCAAAAAACACTTTCCAAACGTCATGCAACTTGGCGACATCAGAAAAATAAAAGGTGACAAAATACCACCCGTAGACATTATCTGTGCGGGCAGTCCGTGCCAGGACCTGTCAGTAGCGGGGAAAAGAGAGGGATTAAAAGGTGAACGAAGCGGACTATTTAGAACGGCAAATGACATTGTTTCCGATATGCTCAGCGCCACAAGAGGAGAATACCCGAAATATTTTATCTGGGAAAACGTACTTGGAGCATTTTCAAGCAATAAAGGACGTGACTTTCAAGCCGTGCTCAGCGAAATCACACAAGCCAATATTCCAATGCCTCAATCTGGACGATGGGCAAGAAGCGGAATGGTACGAAGTAAGAGATGTCACCTCGCATGGCGCGTCCTTGACGCTCAACATTGGGGCGTCCCCCAGCATCGAGAGAGAATCTTCCTTATTGCAAGTTTTAGAAATAGGGGGGGGTGGACCGGAAGTACTATTTGAGCCCGAAAGCATGTCAAGGTATTTTGCGGAGAGCCAAAACGAGAAAGAAACGCTTACCCGAACTGCTGTACCAAGTACTGAAACATCAGTCTATGATATCGGAAACGGACAAATAAACTCAATAAGAATGAGTGAAAAAACAGGAGCGCTGAACTGCATGCATGACCAGCGATGTGTGCTTGTCAAAACATATAGAATCGGATCATACGAAAGCGAAGGAATGAAAAGCAACAATCCGAAAGCCGGAATAAAAGAAGTAGACAAAAGCAACACATTAGATCTAAGCGGAAGCAATCCTGCAAGAAACCAAGGCGGCATCTGTATAAGCGTATTGGATATGACACATGCACAGGACGTCATAAGAGAAAGAAATGACGGAACAGTGCAGACACTCAATAACAGGATGGGAACCGGCGGGAATCAAGTACCGATCATATACACATTTAACAGAGACGCAAGTATAAAAAACAACATGCCGATCTATGAAGATAAAACATCTACATTAAAACCATCAACGAGATTAGCGGTTGTCTATGCGATTGACAGGGCGGCATTTAATCAGGGCGCAAATGCAAAATATGATTTCAAGATCAGCGATAACGGAATCAACTCAACACTGGTAGCAAGAGGACCGAGCGCAGTGGGATGTATATATAAAAACATTGACTGCTCATACGTCCGCCGTCTTACGCCGCTTGAATGTGAAAGACTGCAGGGACTTCCGGATAACTGGACAGAGGGAGCGAGCGATACAGCAAGATATAGAGCAATAGGAAACGGAATGGCACAGCCCTGTGCTGACTATGTGATGAGTAAGGTTGTTAAAGACATTAAGGAAGAGACATGAGTAAAAGTAAAGAAGAAACAGTAATGCAATATGCAATAGCAGAACATTTTGGTAATAAGAATATTGTAATTCCGAATATTAGCTTTGCGAGAATATCATGCAGAATAGAAAAATATGATAAAGACGGTTGCTTTATCGGATATGAATACCCGTTTGCTGGAGTTACACATGAAGCCGATTTAATATGGCTAAATGAAAATGATTATTTAACGGAGGTTGAAATCAAAGCCAGTTATAGTGACTTCTTAGCAGATTTTAAAAAGAATGAGAATCACATGACAAAGTACACGAAGGCAATCTATTATGCATTTCCGCATAACATGTACAAAGAAAATAAGGGAAAAATCAAGAAAGTGTTGCTTGAAAAATTTTCAAAAGCAGGAGTAATTATTGTTGATGCAGAAGAAATGGCAGTAGACATAATAAAGAATTCTGAACATTTCAATGTTGAAAAAATCCCGATTGAGGTAAAAGTTGGTTTAATGAGAATTGGATGTCAGAAATGGTGGAGGAGAAAATGAAACATGATAAAGAAGAATGGGTAGTGTCACTGGATGGAGAAAATTATAACGGATATATAACATACCAGACAAAGGAAGCGGCTATTGAAGCTGGGCGGAAGGAATTTGCGAATGTAAAAAATGGTCAATATTCAGAAGTTTTTGATGGATAT